TAGCCAGAAGTTGCTGAAAAACCTGATGTTCCGCTTGTTGAAAAGAGGATTTGACCTCCCGTAGCTCCCAATTTTACCGTTCCTGCCATAAATTCTTAGTGTTGTTATACATGAATATGTATTTCTCTGAAATTGACATTAAAAAACAAAAAAAAAGGTCAGAAAATCTGACCCAAAAACTTTCCAACGCGTTGGAATTGTTTTTACCTTCTAGAAAATTAAGGTGCTGCTGTGAAAGTACAGCCTCCAAAAGTTGTTGCAATTGGTCCTTGTACTTCGTATTCAAGAGCAGGCTCTTGAGCAGTTAGTGTTAGTGTGTATCCGTTAAGATCACCAACAGCGCTACCAGTTACCGAAGTTCCAGCTGATACTACTGCACCGCGAGAATATCCAACTAACCAATATTTACCATTGGCGTCTTCAAAAATCACTTTAAGATTTCTGTTACGAGCAATAAGTAGAATTTCATTTCTCTTATTGGCTTCCATTTTTTGTAAGTTCATAGATAATGCTTGCTCAAAGAAAGCAGTACCATTTTCATTACTGATATTAAATGTGCTTGTATAACTTGCAGTTGACTTCGCAATATTGAAGCCATAGAAAGTACCTGTTTCTCCCGTGGCTCCAGTGATTAGTGACACAGAACCAGTAGTAGAAGAAAGAGTTAAAGTACCCAAATCAGCATCAGAACTTATCCAAACGGTATTAATGACTCCGCCAATGCTATCAATGCAATCGAGTGCGATTCCGTATGTTAAATTACATGCCATGTTATGATTATTATTTTTTTAAGTAAGAGAGTGATCATTATAATCACTCTCTTTATTTTTGTTTACTAAGCTATTGTTGAAGCAAATTGATTTGCTATAGCCGCGGTTCCCATTCTGAAAGCAGAAAGGAATTTCACGTTATCCTGGGAAGGATCATAATAGAATCTAAACTTATCTTGATCATCCATTAGACCAGTTCCGAAGAAAGCATATTTCTTAGGTCCAAGTATAACTGTTGGTACTATAGGAGATCCTGAATCAACAATACCTGGTGATAATCTAACTGTGATGTTAGTACCTGGCCAGATAAATTCGTTAACTGGAGAACCAGAAACGTTGTTTACTTGAGGATACTGAAGAAGAATAGAATTACCTTTGTTCTGTAACGCCTGTACTAATTTAGAATAAGTAGCAGCAGAAACATAGCAGTAAAGATCATCTTCTTGTAGTAAAGCTGTGTTAGCAGAAGAAAGAATGTCTACTAAATCCCAGAAAGCCTGGAATGCAGTTGAAGCAGCACCGAAATCAGATGCGATTGAAGTTGCATCGATAGCACCTTCAGCTACTGAAGTTTGGAAGATAAGACCATCTAAAGATGAACCGTCTCCAGCCCAAAGTGTTTGCTCAATATACTTATTGATTTCTCTAACTTTTAGGTCTGCAATTGCTTGCTCGAATGGAACTGACTCTTGATAAGCAGATACATTCATTTGAGAAGACAACCAGTAGTCTCTAAGTGTATTAGGACAAAGATCTTCTTTCATCATTTTAGTAGCAACTACTAAATTCTGTTGTGTAAAGATAGTAGTGTTGCTTCCTACTTGACCAGCGCCGAATCCGCAAGCGTAGTCTTTAATGTCTGCGTTAACACCCAAGATGTTTAAAGCAGTAGTTCCAGCTGTTAAACCACCACGTACTGTCAATGCAGATACTGAAGAAGGCTTTAGAACGGCTCTGGTTACTAAATCTGTTGATAATTGGTCTGTGTAAGCGGTAAGACCACCAAGATTAAAACTCATAGTTTATTTATTTTATTATTTTTTTAATGAACTTTTTAATTCATTGAATCTGTCGACGATGTCGACTGAGTTGTTAGCGCCAAATTTTTGTGGTTCGCTCAAAGTAGGAATCTTACTAGCTGCTGGAGCTTTACTGAATTTAGCATAAGCCTCTTCCATTTTAGCTACTTTAGCTTTCATTTCAGCTACATCTTTAATCATTGGCTCCATAGCCATCATGACTTTTTGCATAGCTTCAGAAATCTTTTCGTCGATTTTTTCTTCGACTTTTTCCTCTAATTTTTCTTTAATTGGAGATTCTTCTGCTGGTGCATCTTCGGCCATTTTCATTGGCTCTTCACCTTTTTTAACAGGCTCAGCTGCTTTTTCCACTTCGATTTCCACTTTAGCACCCTCTGATTCAGATTCACCTTCTTCGATAGAAACTATTTTACCGGCTTCGTCAACGACGATTTTCTTACCGGACTCTGTTACGTGTTCACCTGCTGGTGCTGGAGATTTGCTACCGTCTTCTGCTACAACCGCTAGGTCTGCACCGACTACAAATTCTTCTGCCTCAACTACAGTTTTGCCGTCAGCTAGTTTCTCTGAAGCAAGTTTAACCTGCAATCCAAGGATTACTCGAATGGCATTTAATTTTTTGCTGTAATTCATGTTGTTATTTTATTTTTGATTTACGAGTGTGAATATGACAGTTTAAGTAACTGACATTTCCTATCCCCGTTTTATTTTTCTTCTAGGATTTGCATAATGGATTCAATTGCTTCTTTTTGTCTTTCAATCTCTTCCATTTCTGCTTTATCAATAAAGTTGCCTTCGATGCTAAATCCTTTGTATTTTCCAGATTTTATTTCTTCCCAGATCTGGGGATCTTGCACTTTCATCTTAATCATCCATGTGCCCTCAGGTACATTTAGATTGTAGACTTTGTTGGCTTTGTCGTTTTTGGGATCTTCGACGATCCAGCTTTCGAAGACGTAGCTTTTGCCGTCTTTTTCTTCGTCGTGTTCAAGATTGGTTGCGGAGATTCGCATTTCCCGCATGAACTTTTCTTGAATTTTAGCGATAGTTTCTTTACTAAATTTAACAAAATAGCCTTCAGGGTTTTCATTGTCTTTACGGTATATTTCTATGTCAGGAACCATAGCAGGTCCTACTAACACTTGTTTGTCTTTTTCCACTGCAAAAGCAAGTTTACTCATTGCTTCTGAATGTTTAGGATGACTTTTAGGGAGTAAATCATTGTCTTGGGTATAGTCTTTATCAGACGGAGCAGATCCACTTAAAATTTTTAAGAAAGCATTTACTCTGCCCATTGCCCATTGATTACGTCCCATTCCTTTTCTACCAGGTGTTCCTACCGAATAAGCTCCTGCTCCTCTACGCCATACTGCTTTAAGCATTCCTAAATCTGCCTTTTGTGAATCCTGTGGATTTTTTTCGTTGTGTTCTTTTATCTTGTCCTTTAGACTAGACTCTACTTCTTCCGATACTTCTATTCCACCTCTGCTAGTTTTAGTGTCACCAGGTTCATTCTTTTCAGATCCAGTTCTACCTCTTTCCTCTTTTGGTATTCTAGCAATAGGTCTTTCTGCAAAGGCATGAGCTTTAACAGGTACACAGTTTGGTGTACCGTCTGGTTTTAAACCATAAGCTTCGTATCCTTCCCAACAAGGATTAGGTTCGATAAACTCTTGTTCTTCTAAGATTGGTCCACCAGCTATCCAAGCGTCACAAGTGCGGTCTGCTGCACATTTAAAATCAAATGCTTCGCAATAACCTAATTCACCTGCTGCTATAGCGTCATACGGATCCGCTGCTGGCTCTTCTCCAATACCTGCTGCTATACATGCAAGCATAGATTTAGTGCGTACAAAGAAGCCGCAATTACCGCAGGTTGCTGATTTAGCATCTTTCACTGAGGTATTAAACTTATCTGCTTTTGCCTGCCAATAGTCTTCATTAGGTTCACCAGGATTTAGTGGCCCGTAATTAGCTGCTTCTATTGCTTCTTGACGGTTAACAAGATTTAGTTCTATATCCACTGTTGCTTCCGGACAACCAAATTCGTTAAACTTACGTTTCTTCTTTTGGGTTTCGTCTACATACGGGGGCAATCCAGAAACATCATAACTTAATTTAGTACGAATTTCTTCCAATTTGTTTTGTGCCCATTCGATTCCTGCTTGACCTCCCCAGGCGTCGACGCCGATCCCCCCGCAACCTTCAGAATAAGGTACATCTTTGTATTGCAAATGGCGAGCAAAACTTGCCATGCGAGCAATTGTTTCTTCAGAAATAGGTTCACGATTTGCTAATTGGTTTGCTCTTGCTTTTCCCACTGGAGTTAAGCAATCCCCCCAACCATTTTTTTCTGCCCATGCTAAAACACGTTTAGCAGCGTTAGTGGCAGATTCTGGATAGTCAGTATAAGATTCGAATTTCATAAAGTCTTGTTCGTACATAGAAATGCACATTGCAACAGCTTGATCCTGTTCTTTACCTTCATCGATCATAAGGGGCACGCAACGTCCCATAAAATCTGACTGGCTTTCTCCAGCGCTAGGCTTAACAAAATCTTGCTTACGCATGTAAACCCAGAATTTTTCAATGGCTGGTTCATCTACCAGCGCTATAGCGGATACGCCAGAATCTTCTAATTCATCCATTACCTCCAATTCAATGACGCGTTTATCCTTATTTTTCTTTTCCATATTAGAATTTATATATGTGAATATGTTTTCTTACAGTTTTGCCAAATCTGAGATCTTTTTATCTGCTTCCATACTTGAACTCATATCGGAAGAAACCACATAAGTTTTAATAATAGGCTGGGGTTGGCTAGACATCATTTCTTGAATTGCAGATAAAGACTCTGTTACTCCTCCATTAGCATATTTTCGATTACCTACTGAATTGATTGCACTTAACATAGGTAAGAAAGATTGGGTAGAACGTTTATTAATTACAAATTCTCCACCTTCTAGTTCACCATATGGAGATTTAATTCCTCCTTCGCTATGACTAGGACCAGTTAGTAAACCACCTTTAGCAAACTTAGATCCAACCGCAGGAGTAGCAGGTTTAGATCCTTCGCCACTACCGCTACCTTCATCTGCGCTTTTAATTTGATTAATAGCTTTAACCCCTGCTGCAATACTTGAAGCAATACTTAGTCCAGCTGAAACAGTATTAATAGCTACCCAAGGCATACCAGCTGTAAGAGGAAATGCTGCTACTGATTTAGCGTTTGCAACTGCAGTGTTCTGAATAATTTTACCGATTGCTGCAGCTTGTTCTACTACTACACCTGCAATAGCTACTCCTTTATTTTTACCAGCAATTTCTTGTAAGAATTTACCAGCTTGTGCTGCAAGATCTAATTCAGCACTTGTAATTGCTGCTCTTGCTTCAAAAGCTGCCATGTCAACAGCTTCTCTTTTTTTAGTTGCATCTTGTCTAATTTTTGTTTTAGCATCTTCTGTTAATCCAACTTGATTTAATAAATCTGTTTCTTGTTGGGTAATAATTTCTTTCCTTCTTGCATAAGAAGTTGCTTCATCGTTTAGTTCTTGTTCTAATAAAGCATTTTTATCTTCTTTAGCTTTTTTATTAGCATCAGAAATTTCTTGATTTGTTTGTAAAGTATTATCTAAATTTAATTTATTAACTTCTTTATTCTTAGCAGTTATTTGAGCATCGTATTTTTCGTTAATTGCTAACTCTTTTTTCTTTCTTTCTTCTGGATCAAGTTTATCTTTAACTTTTTCTAGTTCATTAATTTCTCCTTGTTTTTGATCTTTAAGTAGTTGTAATTCTTTATCTGCAGCAGCTTTAGCAGCTTGGAATGTTCTTTGACGTGCTTCTTCTTTTGTTATTTCTTCTTTAGATAAAGCTTGTTGAATTGCTTGATACTGTTCATCTCGGGATGTTTGAATAGTTTCTAAATCTTTTTTAGCAGCATCTGCATTTTTTTTGTTGGTTTCGTCTAAAGCTTTAATTGCATCTGCTGATCTTTTTTTAGCATCTGCATCTAACGCTTGAGTTAATTTTTCTGCATATTCTCTGCGAATTTTTGTTTCTTCTTCAGATCCTTTTTTAACTCCTTGCAGATCATAAGCCATTCTTTTATCTAATAGCTCTTTTAATTTCTCTTTTTTGGTTTCCTCTGCAGCAATTTCATTAGCAATACCAGCATCTAATTCTTTAATAGCTGCTGCGTTTGCTTTTTTAATTCTTTCTAGTCTTTTTTGCTCTGCATCTTTTGCTGCTGCTTCTTTATCTTTTTGCGCTTGATTTTCAATGGCTGCTATTTCTTTATCAGTCTTACGTTGAATGTTTGCACTTTGTTTTTTGCTTTTTTCAATTTCAATAATCATTTGGTCTAGCGCATAAACTTTATCTTTATCCACGTTTTTCATCGCAAGTAAAGATGCTCTAGCAGCTTTAATTTCTTCTAAACTTCCAGATTTAATTTGATCTATAAGTTCTTTTCTTGCTCCCATTTCTGTTGCAATAGTACCAAGTTGAGCCGCAAGTTTTTGTGTGTTAATTTTTATCGAATCATCGGTTACTTTTTTCTCAATAGCTGCAGCATCTCGTAATGCTTGAGTACGTTCTTGTACAGATAAGGTAGCATCTGCAGCTCTTTCTCTAGCTTCTGCTAATTGAGCATTGGCTTCCGCAACTGCAATAGCATTTTCTTTTTCTGCTTCTGTTGCTGAATCTAATGCGTCTGCAAAATCAGCACCATCTTTAGCTGAATCAGAAAACACACTCATTAAAGAAGTTACTCCGTCAATCAGAAAAGCAATACCTTCTGCCAAAGGTGTAACAACAGCACTGACAATATTACCAACAATAGCACCAAATGCTCCCATTACTTTTCCTAGAGCATCTGTTACGACTTCCATCGTAGACATTTTTTCTATGATTTTGGTAACTATAGCAACAAGCACACTTGCAACTGCTACAAACGGATTAGCAGCAAGTGCTTGGAATCCTTGGCCAACTCCTTTAATAGATTGGCCTAAAGTTCCCATGATTCCAGGAGCTTTAGCTAAAGAATCTAGAAAACTTTGGTTCTTAATTTGAGCTCCTGAATAAGCTGCTTCAGTGGCTTTTAATTCTTTCTGAAGATCTTTGAATTTTGGACCACCAACTTCAGCACTATTTAATTGCTTTTTTAAAGAGGCAATTCGATCTTCTACATCGCCAAAACTTTTTAACGTTGTTTCTACGCCATCGATTTTTAATTTTATGCCTAATTCTGCCATTTTACTTTAAATTATTTTTATGGACAAGGTCCTATATAACATGCAACTTGCACCTCTACCGAATCTCCAGGTTGAATTAATACTCCTGAAATAGATGGGAATGGTGTGCTTGTGAAATATGTGTCGTATGCT